ATATATTACTCATTCAAAAAGTTTTTAATAAGTTTTGTAGCTTCATCTGGATTTTTTATTTCTCTGTTTTTGTAAACATAGAATCTTTCTTTTATTATCAGAATACTGTCTTTACGAACTTTGATAAGTGAATCCAAATTATCAGCTCTTTTTTTCAATTCAACATAGTCAGATTCATATTTTTGTATCAATGCCTCCAAACTATCTTTTGTTTTTGTTGAAACTTTTATCTGTTCTTTCGATGTATGATTATCATATATCATGTATAAAAACAATACCGAAAAAACCACTACGGTAAACATTTTTATGTAGTTTCCAATTTTTTTTTCCAAAACATCTTCCATTTTTAATCCTTTGTATGAGTTGAAACCATTTTTGCTTTACCACGACCGGTTGCACCGTGTTTTCTTTTTCGTGATACTGCACTTCTTTTTTGTTTTTTTGACATTGATGCCGCTTTTGCTGCTGGCACACATTTTGGATATGCTCTCTTTCCACCTTTACGAGATTTACTACCGGCAGATGCACCACACTCTGGATGCCCACCTCCTTTTTTCTTACGAGAAATGTCTACCCAACGGTCTCTAAACCATCCGGTTAAACCACCAGTCGGCTTTTTTCCTTCTTTTGCATATTGGATTACATATTCCCTTACTATGCTTTTTATCATATTTTTTTGTTCTTGTGTCATAGTAATAAATATGATTTTGTTTTGAAAACCTTTTAATAATCACTTGGATTTATATTTCCGTTTTCATCATATAAATAAAATTTGCCAGGTCCTAATGTTTTATCTATACCAGCAGACAAAACCCATGTAAAATGCCATTCTTCTGTTTTTGCCTCACCCCAATACCAACCATATCTCCAACCATTCAGTCTTATCCAATCTTGTGCTTTATCTGGACCTATATCTATTGCTCTACCCCAACCATGATTTGATCCACCACGATCATCCCATACTGGAGCAGCCGCTCTTCTTCCACAATTTTTTAGTCCTTTTTGTCTAATACATTCATCATAATCTTCTCTAGCAGCAAATTGTGTTCGATGTTTTATACTTTTTTTCTTTCTGAAAGCAAGATCACCACGTTTTCCTAATGATCTATATCCTGCCTGTGCATTTGTGAATTTTAATTTTAATTCTACACCTTGAGCTTTTGCATCTTGTTGCATTTTGATATAAGCATTTGCACAATTTTTTTCAAGTATTGCGTTACCATCATCTACCATAACCAATAATTTCGTATTTAATCTTCCATTTTTTTGAGTTGATTGTAAGTCAAGAGCAGCAGCAGGAAGTATTTCTTTTCCATTTGCATCCATTCTCGCAACATACTTTCCGAATGGTCCGGATAATGTTTTTGTGGCATACCCAGCACCATCGTTTAGTGGTTTAAAGTTTGTAGTTGTAAGTAATGGGATAATTGTATTCTTTTTCGCCGTCTCTTTTTTATTAGGATTGTCACCAAATACACCAACCCAAGGTTTAATTATAGGTACACCGTTTGCAGATACACCAATGTACTGTCCTGCAATTTTTGCTTGGAAATTTATTAAAACGGTTGATAACATTTCTATAAAATTATCAACGGTATCTTGATTGAAAGCAATTTTTAATTTTTTAGCAAGGTCTTCAGCATTGCCTGGAAATACAACTAGAACATTCGTAGTTGATGCAGCGGGAGGAGACGGTGGAACTAAATTAAATTTTGCACCAGTCCAATACATAAAAAAACCAAGTGCCATGGCAGACCATCCAGGTTCCAAGTCACTTGATTTTTTTTTAGTCAATCTGTTTAATTTAAAACCTTGTTCCATACTAGTCTCTAAAAGACTAACATTTGAACTCAAAAATTGTTGTCCCGATTGTGAGAATGCTCTAGATTTCAATGCCTTATCATATGCCTTTGCTATAGCTTCTCCAGTTTCGGTATCATTTTTAAATGTTCTAGCATCTATTTGTGGTTTTAATATATTTTTGAATAACTCTTTATCCATATATTATGTTTTATCTATTGCACCTTTGCCACTTGACGGCCATCCAAAACGGCATGACCAATATCTTGCCTTATGTCTTGGACCTGGTGAATGACATCGGTGACGTGCACGGAATGATTTTCTACGAGCTGCATTACTCTTTTTAATTTTCATTGTCTTTTTACCACCTTCACCCTTATGACCAAAATTTACTTTTACAATATTTCCATTTGGTTTCTTAACATATACGGAAAACTTTTTTGGACCGCTAGGTGTTCTGAATGGTTTACCTAAACTTACTTTTCTACCACGATATTCCGCTTCTTCTATTTTATGTTTTGTTTGTTCACCTAAAATAAAATGTAATTCAACTATATTCTCATAACAATCAGTTACATATCCCTCTAATTGATATGAAGCATTATTTAGGGTTTCTTTCACATTCCTATAACCACCACCGGCTGCCTTATATGCCTTAACAACAGCAGCAGATGCATATGCACTTGGCCATACTTTATATTTTCTTTTTATTCGTGACTTTACACTTGCATAAAGTTTTTTATCCGTTGGAACTGCTCTTTCAATTATTACTTGTTTCACTTTTTTCTCCATCTACTTTTTTAAAAGCACTACTGAATTTTTCGGAAGCAACTGAAAACAGTCCTCCAACCACTATGTAAAGAAAACCGTCAAAAATAAATTGTTCTACTTTCATCGAATAAATAGTAGAAAATATAGCCATCAGTATCATCATACAAAAAGATAAAAACATCATTACTCTTTTTGATGATATTTCACCACCTACACCTATAAATATTTCTCTTGCTATATTATTCCTTTTCATTCATATTCTCTAAATCCTTTTCCAACTTTTCTATAAAATCTTTTTTGAAAGTTTGGAACTCATCTTCAATTTTTTTCAACAGTTCTTCTTTGTTTACTTTGGTGTCCCATTTTTCAATATCACCAAAATCATTTGTAAATTCTAATCTTGACAATTCATCTATAATTGAATTTTTATCATGTTCTGCTTCTCTCAACCAAGCAAGAGCATTTTCTTTCAATTTTGTTTTTTCATATTCTTCCCACTTTCCTTCAATACGAATTTTGTGTTCCATTTCAACAACACAATCAAAACACATTCCGTGAATTTTTCTCATCTTCTCATCAAGTTTTTTTGGAAACATACAAGTACAAGTTTCTTTTTTACAATTTGGGAATGTTGTTAGATAATCATGCAATTCTTGTTGCCATACTTTTCCAAGTTTTACCTTATATCCTTTTTTCTGTTCCCATTCGTTTCCATCGGAATCAAACCATTTTTCACCAATTTCTCTAGTAACACCATCTTCTTTTTTGTCAGCAACAAATCCTACTTGAACTTTGCTTTGACTTTCATGTTCTCCGTGAAGAAGTCTTTGTACATCTTCTACACTATCAATTTTAATGTCCATACATAACCTTTATTTTATTTCATTGTAAACTTTTTTCCAAAATGACCGAGTGACTAATGCCAACGGATTTGATTTTTCTACTATACTTCCTCTATCATTATTCATTTTACTAATAACCATATTAAAAATTTTTGCATCAAACCAACCAAATACTGATATAAACCTTGATTTCAATTCCGATAATTTTGCCTCTCTGTCTCCTAATGCCTTTTGTATATTATTAAAATTCAATAATCCAAAACTGGGTATTTCATATTTTACTTCATTTGTTACCAAGTAATATATGTATGGATTTTGAATATCTTTTATTGTTAAATTTGCTGAACCATTATATCGTGTCAATCTTTTTATCTGTTTCAATTCCGAAACATTTTTTTGACTAACTGCAATTATTACAACTGTATTTGTTTCATCCATTTTTGATATAACTTCCGTTGGATAAAACGGATTTAATGCTTTTTTTATATTTTGAATACCATGTCTTTTCATTATTGTAACCTTTTCATCGAATGAAAACGGATGTTTTTGTTTATCTATTTTATCATCGGTTACAACTATAACATTATCTTTTCCAAATTTACGGCAAAGTCTTTGGTACTCTTCCCTTTGATGTTGTCCCATTGGTTGAAAGTTTCCAGGAAAAAGGACAATAATATTTTTATCTACCAATTCTTCTTCGGTGAATATAGATAAATTTAATTCTCGTATCAATTTTAATACGGATTTATTCATTTCATGCCTCTGGTGGTGTTGGCCAATTTATAGAAAACGGGTTTGATTGTGTTGTTATATCTCGAAGTGATTGACGATATATTTGCCATTCGGTTTGTTTTTGATTTGTTAATGGTGAATCTGCCAACTGTGTCCAATCACATTCTAATAATAATTCATTTCTACGGTAACGAATTGCACGCCACATTCCTTCGGTTTCATCTTCTATTTCTTGTTGAGTTTTATTACGAACTTTTTGATACTCTACTACTTCGTTTTCTTCAATTACAAAATCACTACCATCGTAATATTGATTTTCATTTTTTTGTGCTTCAACGAATCTATACGGGTACCACCCGTATTGTTTTAGCGTTTGGTTATCCAACAAATAAAAATTTGATACATTTGCCCAATTTTTAGGAAGTTGAGTTGGATTACCAACTATTTGTCCATTTTCTACTAATATGTAATTCATTAACAAACTCTATTTATTGAAAATAATCTAATACATATAAATATATTAAAAATTTCTATTTTTCAAATTCACTTGAAAGTTTATTCAATTCGATTCGTATATTATCAAAAACATCTGACCATTCTCCGTATTTAGTTTGTCTGAATAGACGAATTGAATTATACCACTTGGATTTTTCACCAGCAACAGCCCATGTATAGTAAGGCATTATTGGCGTAACAATCCATGTTGGTATTCCCATCGCTCCTGCTAAATGTGCAATCGAAGTGCAAGAAGTTATCACCAAATCCAATCCTGCAATAATATTTACAGTATCGTCCCAAGACTTCATTCTATCTCTCAAATCAGTAAATGGCAAACCATCTACACAATTTTCATCTCTTTGTAGAGAATAGAATGTTGTATTTGGTATATCGTTTAAGTCTATCATTAGTTCTGGAGGGAATCTTCTATGTTGTTCATCTTCAAATTGTGGATTACCACTCCATCTAATACCAACTTTTAGTGTATTACTCTTTGAAAAAAGTTTTATCGGTGATGATGCGATAATATATGGTGATCCATCCAAATCATCATATTCTAAATTTAATAAATAAGGAGCAGACATTGCCGGAACCCAATAATCATAATAGGTGTATTGTATTGCACGATTATCTATACAAATATATCCATGACGAGAGAATAATTCTTTTAATTCTGAATCACATGATACCAAAACCCTTGCACCCATTTCCTGAAATGTATTGGCAAAACGAAAATTAAGAATTTGATCACCATAACCACCTTCACATCTGAAAAGAAGGGTTTTTTCTTTAAGTAATTCATCTTTCCAAATTTTTCCTTGAATTGCAGGAAGACCAAATACGTTGATAAATCTACCATAATTAAAATGTTCAAACGCTTTCATCATGTTACCATGACGCATTTCGTGCCATCCTAAATTAAACAAAACACGTAAATCATCTTGTGGTTGATTTCTTAATATTTCTTCTCCTTTTTGAGTATAACCATTTATATTATAGTGCAACGCTAAATCTAAAGGATGTATATTTTCATATTTCATCAAAAACCTTTTAATATATTACATACAAATATAATAAATTTATTTTGTTTTTTCAAGCACTTTTTATTGCCATAGAATGAAACGTCTCAGAACTAACACCTCTCCAACTTGCATCAGAACCAACTTGAACGGGTGATGATTTATTTATTGTATCATTTAGTCCAAGCTGTCCATTACCATTAGCACCCCATGACCATAGTGTACCATCTGTTTTAACTGCAAATGACGCAAAAGCTCCAGCATCAATTATATCCCAATTTGTTGCAGATCCAACTTGAACGGGAGATGATCTTGTTACCAAATCATTCAATCCTAATTGTCCACCAGTATTACTACCCCATGTCCATAATGTACCATCTGTTTTTACAGCTATCGTATGTGATCTACCACAACTAACTTTACTCCAATTTGTCAAAGTACCCACTTGAACCGGAGATGTTCTATCGGTTGTATCGTTTAGTCCCAACCGTCCTCCACCATTTGCACCCCATGCCCATAATGTACCATCTGTTTTTATAGCCATAGTGTGTCCTGAATTAGTTGATACATTTGCCCAATTAGTTAATGTTCCAACTTGAACAGGAGAGGATCTACTTGTGTAATCACCTAATCCTAATTGACTACTTCCATTTCCGCCCCATGCCCATAATGTACCATCTGTTTTTATAGCCATAGTGTGTGAAAAAGCAGCAGATACTTTACTCCAATTAGTTAAAACACCAACTTGAGTTGGACTTGAACGCGATATTAAGTCGGTTCTTCCTAATTGTCCTATTCCGTTATTTCCCCATGTCCATAATGTTCCATCTGTTTTTACAGCAACACTCAATTCTTCTCCAGCGGATATATCCTTCCAATCAATTGAAGATCCAATTTGAACTGGAGATGATCGGCTTGTTCTATCACCCAATCCTAATTCACCCTGTGGGTTGTTTCCCCAAGACCATAACGTATTATCTTGTTTCAAAGCAAGTGTATGTCTGTATCCAGTTGTGACATAGTTCCAATCAGTTAATGTTCCAACTTGAACAGGAGATGATCTAGTTGCAATATCGCCCAATCCTAATTGTCCTGATGTTTGAAAACCACCTAAAGCCCATAGCTGTATTGGTGGAGCAACGTATTGTCCGTATGAACCTGTATTTGCGGCATTTAATAAATTATTACCAATCATTTTTTTGTAACCTCAATATCATAAATCAGCAATATCTTCTGCAATAACTAACCCCAACCAATCGACTCCACCATCCCAAGTAACGAAAGTATAAACAGAACAATTACCGAGTGTACTAGGAACTGCAGGCGTTCCATTTATCCAATTTATAGATGCAGGCCAAGCAAATGAATATGCTGTGCCGTTTCCTCGTATAACAAGAGTAAATGATCCAGCATTTGCGGAACTTGGTGGGTTTGATATAGTAACTAATGTTACGTTTCCATCCAATCCCAATCTAAATTGGTTGTAATTATTTAGATTCAATGTAATTCCACCACCAACACCATCTCCAGTAACCGTTAATGTTTGTAATTTTTCTTTGTAACCAACAATAGTTGGTGTTTGTAATTCACCCGGATTGGATAGATTTAATGAACCAACAACTGATAACAAGCTACCATTAAATGTTAAATTCGATTCTACCGTTGCATTTGGAGATGAACCATTTAAAGTAATTACACCGTTATCCGTTGTACCACTTAATGTTACTGTTCCAGATGTTCCACTTGTTCCAGAAGAACCAGGTGTTCCTGTACCAGAAGTTCCCGATGTACCAGGAGTGCCGGATGTTCCACTTGTTCCACTTGTACCAGGTGTTCCACTTGTCCCAGCAGTTCCAGATGTACCAGATGTACCAGGATTACCAGTTAAACCAGAAGTTCCGCTTGTTCCAGGTGTTCCACTTGTACCAGCAGTACCAGATGTTCCACTTGTACCGGGAGTTCCAGATGTACCAGATGAACCAGGAGTTCCACTTGTACCGGCAGTACCAGATGTACCAGATGTACCAGGATTACCAGTTGGTCCTATTGTTCCAGATGTTCCCGATGTACCAGGAGTGCCGGATGTTCCAGATGTTCCACTTGTACCAGGAGTTCCAGATGTACCAGATGAACCAGGAGTTCCACTTGTACCGGCAGTACCAGATGTACCAGATGTACCTCTTGTTCCTGAACTTCCTGATGAACCCGGTGTTCCACTTGTACCAGCAGTACCAGATGTTCCACTTGTACCGGGAGTTCCAGATGTACCAGATGAACCAGGAGTTCCACTTGTACCGGCAGTACCAGATGTTCCACTTGTACCAGGATTACCAGTTGGTCCTATTGTTCCAGATGTTCCACTTGTACCAGGAGTTCCAGATGTACCAGATGAACCAGGAGTTCCACTTGTACCGGCAGTACCAGATGTTCCACTTGTACCAGGATTACCAGTTGGTCCTATTGTTCCAGATGTTCCCGATGTACCAGGAGTGCCGGATGTTCCAGATGTTCCACTTGTACCAGGAGTTCCAGATGTACCAGATGAACCAGGAGTTCCACTT